GCCGCCAGCAAAGACCGTCCACCGTGTCGTACTGCTGCGCCCGCACTTTCATCAGATAAGCTCCACAATCATTCGCGGTTTATCCTGCAAACGACTCAGCGACCAGTTCACATCACGCCACAGGTCATCTACTGTCGTGACCATTTCGTCCGCTTTTTTGTTGCCGCTGGCCGTGGCGTCAAAATCACGGTAACGCTCGGTCAGTGTGGCTTTGGTCCAGCACCAGACGGCGCGGCGGTAGAGCTGCAAACGCTGGCTTTCACCATCAATCACATCTGCGGGAACCTCCGCGAGTGAGGCATAACCGGCGCCCATCTGCCGCTGTTTAAAGTCGAACAGTTCGGCGTTCACTTCGGCAATCGCAGTCAGTACGGCCTGCCGCAGTCGCGCCGGGGTCACGGTGCCATCAGTGCGCATTTCTGCCCGAAACTCGGAGATATCAAGTTCAGGCCAGAATGAGGTGTTGGTGATAATGTCCTTCGCGCCGTCCGGCACCGGTTCGGGTGCAATGAATTTCATTGGCTGCATCTATTTCACCTTATTAGTCGGGCGGTGGACGGGGTTTTGATGCGGCGCTTGCCTGTCGCCACCCCGTGCCGCCCCGCGCGTGGGCACGTTCTGTCAGCCATTGCTGGCTTTACGCAACTGGGTCCCCAGTCGCTCAATGTCTTTCTTCACGCCACTGCGGCTATCCAGCTCCAGTGCACGGTTCAGGTGATTCACTGAAGCCGCCAGCTGGCCGTTTTCGCGCAGCGCGTAACCAATCGCCTTATGCAGACGGGCGCGGGACTGGTCAGGCATATCGTGTGCGTCAACCAGTTCCAGCGCCTGGGTCAGCAGTGCGGCACTGAACGGTTGTTTAGCGGTAAACGCACGCTGTGCGGCGTCAGCAAATTCTTCAGCAATCGCCGTTGCCGTGGTGCGGTTGTAGCGGACGGGCAGCACCCAGCCGTATTTCAGCGCATGGCGGCCAATTTCTAGCGCACCGTGATAGTCACCGGCATCAATACGCCAGACGAGAATGTGCATCACCACATCGTCCTGGCTTGAGCCGTCACCAGTCAGAATGCCGGTCACCCAGGGTTCGTATTTCGGCAGGATCTGGCGCTTAAGTTCGGCTTTCTTCTCTGTGGATTGCACACCTTTCAGGCGGCGCAAATCCTCCGAAAGCTGCATTAACATCTGGTTGTAACCGCTCATGGGTTGCTGATGACTACCCTTGCGGGCAGTCAGTTCAGCTTCAACCCGCAGGCGGTGCGCTCGTGCGGGGCTGGTCATCAGATTGTTGTCCACTCAGCTTTGATTTTGATGTGCTCAACCAGGCAGGCACCGCGCAGGTCTTCAATGACATAGGCTTCATTGACGGACTCGAAGTTTTCCACGCGGTCACGTTTTGCGTTGTCCACAACAGAGCGGCGGCGGCTTTCTTCCTGCCAGTAGATGGACAGGTTATCCGGGCGGGTAATCAACAGGGTTTCTGCCGGGAAGAACGGCGCGCGCACTACTGGCAGACCACCCATGCGTTTCTGACTGATAATCAAATCAGCGGCCAGTAATTCGGTGTTGTCCTGCTCCTTGTTCACCAGTGGGAAATATTTGTCAGCCAGAATGTCACGACCACAAATCACAACCAGTCCATCATCGTCCTGATAAACCTCGTCAATCAGGTTGTTGACGGCATCCATCACCAGTGCGTCCAGGTTCTCGTAATCACCTTTCTTACCAACGTGGATTTCATCGCGTTTGGTACCACTTGCAGGTGTGATGCTATCCATTACGCGTTCTGCCGCATTGGTGCGGATTTGCTGCAACCAGCCAGTATTCACGTCCTGCAACAGTTTGTTGGTCGAACGGTTTGAGCTGGCAGCTCGGCTGGTACCGTTAAAACCGATCATGATGCGGTCCAGTGCCTGACGCTTGACGATGGCGTCACGGATGCGTGTCTGGAAGTCCTGGAACTTCGCCCACATATCCAGTTTTGCGTAGGTCAGCGCGGTATCAAAGTTGGTCTGGGTACATTTGTACTCAAAACCACTCAGGTCTGTCGGGTCGGTTGGTTCGCGGTCTTTACTGGTGGTATCAGTGGTGCCCGCAATGGTGGTGCCCACACCGAGGCCCAGCGGTTGCCCGGACTGCTCAGGTACCGGGACGATGTTTACCATTGTCAGGAATGCTGCGGATTTCTGGATCAGGTCTTCCAGTGTCTGCGCCACAGACGGAGTGACCGAAAACTTTTTGGCAACGTCATCCACCGGCACATCGTTCAGTTTGGCGACCTGCGTCAGATAGGCATTAAATTGAAAGCGCGTGTTTTTTTTCATTTGTGCAGATGCTCCATCAGCAGTTGGTCAGTTCTTTCGATTCCTGGTTGCCACCAGTAGCGAATTTGCGGCGTTCCTGGCGGCTGTCCTGGGTGGACAGTTCCTGACGCATGGTGGCCAGTTCGTCCTGGGTTGCGGTCAGTTGCTCTTCTAGCGTTTTCACCTGGTCACTGAATCCGGTAATAACCGTTTCCTGTGCTTCCACTTTCGTGAACAGGTTCTGATGCTCTTCAGCAACCAGACCCACAGCCTCATGCACGTCATTAAAACGGGCATCATCAGAGGTCTGTTTTTTGGCAAAACGTTCTTTAAGCTGCGCGAACAAAGACGGTTTCGGGTCGGCAACGTCTTCGAATTCCAGCAGGGTTTCTTCTGCGGCAGAAAACAGGTTGTCAGGGGAGAGCTTGCGGGAGGCCAGCGGGTTACGGCTTGCACCTGCGCTGAATTGCAGAATTTCGGTACCGAGACTTGCCGGATCATCCGTCACGGCCAGACCAACCAGATAGGCTTCGCCGGTGTCCGCAAATTCGGGGTTCACTTCCATGGAGGTGAACAGCTTCTGCATCTTCGCGGTCATGGCCACAAGGTCATCGGTCGGAGTGATGGTGGCGTAAAGTGCCATTTTGCCCGCCAGTGCGCCCTCAGAGATTTCTTCGGCTTCCAGCTTGTCCACGATGCCATAGCGACGGAACGGGCTGTCAGCGGTGTAGCCCTTGATGTGTTCCATGTTAATCGTGGCGGTATACGTTGAAGGGTTGTAATTCGCCGCCATCTGGGTCAGCCAGTTACGGTCAATCTTGCGCCCGTCAGTGGTGGCACCTTCAACACCAATGCGGAAACGCTTTGCTTTCTTTGCCATTGTCCAGGCTCCGGTTCGTCGAAACAGTTCAGAGCCTTTATGTTTGCGGTCAGAGGGAATTGAAACAATGTGCGTGCATTGTGTCAGCGCTGACACAACAGGGGGATGCGGAAAGCAATTGCTTCGGACCGTAGTCTGACGGCATGACAACGACAACTGTTAACCCGGACCTCGACCCCCGCCGTCAGGCTATGTTCCTGTACTTTCAGGGGTTACGAATCGCCCGCATTGCTGAAATGCTGGGAGAGAAGCCTGCAACCGTACACAGCTGGAAGAAGCGCGACAAGTGGGGAAGCTATGGACCGCTTGAACAGATGCAGCTCACCACGGCGGCGCGTTACTGTCAGCTGATTATGAACCCTGCCAAAGAGGGGCGGGATTTTAAAGAAATCGACCTGCTGGCCAGACAGTCAGAACGTCATGCCCGCATTGGCAAGTTTAACAATGGTGGCAATGAAGCCGACCTGAACCCTAATGTGGCCAACCGCAACAAAGGAGATCGCAAGCCACCGGAAAAGAACGTCTTCAGTGATGAGCAAATCGAAAAGCTCCAGGAGATTTTCCACGATTCGCTGTTTGGTTATCAGCGCAACTGGTGGGAAGCCGGGAATAAACACCGTATTCGCAACGTGCTCAAGTCCCGCCAGATTGGGGCGACCTTCTACTTTGCCCGCGAGGCGCTACTGGATGCGCTGACCACGGGCCGCAACCAGATTTTCCTGTCGGCCAGTAAAGCCCAGGCGCACGTTTTCAAACAGTACATTCTGGAGTTTGCCCGCGAGGTGGAAGTGGAGCTGAAAGGCGACCCGATGACACTGAGCAACGGGGCCTGTCTGTATTTTCTCGGTACCAACGCCCGCACCGCGCAGAGCTATCACGGCAATCTGTATCTGGATGAATATTTCTGGATACCGAAATTCCAGGAGCTGCGCAAAGTCGCATCAGGTATGGCACTGCACAAAAAGTGGCGTCAGACCTATTTCTCTACTCCGTCCAGCCTGACCCACAGCGCGTATCCGTTCTGGTCCGGGGCGCTCTATAACCGGGGTCGCGCCAAAACTGACCGTGTGGATATCGACCTGACCCACACGCATTTAGCACGTGGCGTCATTTGCCAGGATGGCCAGTATCGCCAGATTGTCACCGTGGAAGATGCTGTCAACGGTGGCTGTAATCTGTTTGACCTCGACCAGCTGCGCCTCGAATACAGCCCGGACGAATACCAGAACCTGCTGATGTGTGACTTTATCGACGACCTTGCATCGATATTCCCGCTTGCCGATTTACAGGCCTGCATGGTGGACAGCTGGGAAGTGTGGGACGACTTTGAACCACTGATGGTACGCCCGTTTGGCTGGCATCCGGTGTGGATTGGATACGACCCGGCAAAGGGTACGCAGAACGGTGACAGCGCCGGTTGCGTGGTGATTGCGCCGCCGATTGTTGAAGGTGGCAAGTTTCGCATTCTTGAGCGTCATCAGTGGCGCGGTCTGGACTTCCGCGCCCAGTCAGAGGCCATCAGGAAACTGACGCAGCAATATAACGTGACCTATATCGGCATTGACTCGACCGGCGTTGGGCATGGTGTCTATGAGAACGTGAAAGCGTTCTTCCCCGGTGTACGAGAGTTTGTCTACAACCCTAATGTGAAAAATGCCCTGGTGCTGAAAGCCTACGACATTATCAGCCACCGCCGCCTGGAATTTGACGCAGGCCACACCGACATAGCCCAGAGTTTTATGGCCATTCGCCGTTCTACCACCGCCAGTGGCAACCGCCCGACCTATGAAGCCAGCCGCAGTGAAGAAGCCAGTCACGCCGATTTAGCGTGGGCAACCATGCACGCCTTATTTAACGAACCGCTGGAAGGTATCAACGCCAGCAATACCAATATTGTGGAGATTTTCTGATGAGCCCAAACCCTACTTCGATAGCTGCTGTTTGCAATGTGTTTAACATTGAAACCCGTCCATTTCCTTACCAGCAAATATGGAATATTCCACACCTATGGAATGCCCAACAGCAGGGTAAAACGCGACACTTGACTAAAATGCGTCAGTGCGGTGCTGACTGGTTTTTCTCACTGGAAGCGTTGATTGATGCGGTCGTTACAGGGCGTAATCAAATTTTCCTTGGATGTAGTCCTTCGTCAGCCATGATTGCAAAAAACTATATGCAGTATTTTTTAAATACTTCTGAACTGCATAAAAAACTATCCCCAACACAGCCTTACCCAAATCAGATAGCACTGGCCAACGGTGCGATTATTTATTTTATCGGACCACAAAGCCTTTCTGCTGATCTGCATGGAAATGTTTATGTGTCCGAATATGCCTGGGCAAAATCCCCGAAAAACCTGATCACTATTGCAGAATCGCTTTCTATGCACGCCCGCTATCACACGACTTTCTACACGACCCCAAGCAAGAACCCAGAAGCATGGCAGGCCTATCAATCTGTAATCTCAGCAAAACCATCAATAATGACCTTTACCGCTAATGATGCACGTAATTCAGGCGTATCCCTTTTCGATGATAACTGGCTGAGCGAAATGGAAAAATTCCGCACTCCAGACGAATGGAGAATGCTGTTTATGTGTGAATGGCCAATGGAAGGTAGACAGTAATGAGCAAGCGTAAAACCAACAAGGCACAACAGTTGCGCACCCAGCCCGAACAGGCACAGGCGCACGCCGAGGCGTTTTCGTTTGGTGACCCGATCCCCGTGCTGGACCGCCGCGAGCTGATGGACTATCTGGAATGCGTGCAGATGGACCGCTGGTATGAACCACCAGTCAGCTTTGACGGGCTGGCCCGTTCGTTCCGTTCAGCGGTTCACCACAGCTCGCCGGTCTTTGTGAAGCGCAACATCCTGACCAGCACGTTTATCCCACACCCACTGTTAAGCCAGCAGAAATTCAGCCGCTTTGTGCAGGATTTTCTGGTGTTTGGTAATGCTTATCTGGAACGGCGCGTCAGTCGCCTGGGGAAAACGCTGTCACTTGAACCGACACTGGCGAAATACACACGCCGCGGTATCGACTTCGACACCTATTGGTTTGTTCAGTATGGCTACACCACGGAGCCGTACCAGTTCGACACGGGGAATGTGTTCCACCTGATGGAACCGGATTTAAACCAGGAGGTTTATGGCCTGCCGGAATATCTGAGCGCCATTCCCTCTATGCTGTTGAATGAGTCAGCCACACTGTTTCGCCGCAAGTTCTACCTGAATGGCAGCCATGCTGGCTTCATCATGTATATGAGCGACCCGGCACAAAACCAGTCGGATGTAGACAACATTCGTGAAGCACTGCGCAAATCGAAAGGGCCTGGCAATTTCCGCAACCTGTTTATGTACAGTCCAAACGGAAAGAAGGACGGCATCCAGATAATCCCGCTGTCAGAAGTGGCGGCAAAGGATGAGTTTCTGAACATCAAGAACGTCAGCCGCGATGACATGCTGGCCGTACACCGTGTACCACCGCAGATGATGGGCATCATTCCGCAGAACGCTGGCGGGTTTGGTGATGTGGGTAAAGCCAGTACCGTCTTTGTGCGCAATGAACTGACCCCATTACAGAACCGCATGATGGAGCTGAATGACTGGCTGGGTGAGGAGGTGATCCGCTTCGCCCCTTACAACCTGGATATGCCAGCCTGATAGCAATATCCCTGCGACTTCCTGACCATAGCCGCCTATTCGGGCGGTTTTTTTACGCCATAACCCAACCAGAAAGCCACAGCCGCACGCTGTGCGCAGCCGGTCACGCTCCCCCCTTTGCACGTGCGCACTCACGACGATGCGCCAGCGTGCCGCTGCGGCGGCCTGCGTGGACCCTGCGAGGGCTTCAACCCACCCCAAACCCCGCCGCGCGCAATGGTAGCCCCGCCACGCCTGCCCGCTTCGTGTAATAGTTTTCATGCAGGTGCCCGATATACGCAAAAGCCCGCCAATACTGGCGGGCCGGAGCGATTGAGATCCTTTTGCGATCATGCGATTTCATGCAGCATAGACATGCACTATCGTCTCGCGTTACTAACCACTTAATTATCCAGAATTGAAACAACCTCACCCGTTCTCACATCGACCCGAGCACCAACGGTCTGCTTAACAACTCCACCATATGTATTAGTCCCGCGAAACGTCGTTTTTACTATGGCATGGGGGTCTTTATTCAAAACCAAACTGTATGTAGTGGAAACATGCTTATAGGAAGAGTCATCATTCATGCTGGATTTAATCAGTTTTTCTAATGGGCGGTAAGAACCATCCCAAACACTGAAATTCCCCTGGAAAGCATCAAGATTTATTTTAGTGCTGAGGGAGTTTGGCTCTCGCTCGAAAGAGCTTGAACACCACCCTAAGACATCGCCTATCTTTAATTCATTACTTTTTGTGAAAGAGTATTCGCTCATACATGCATAAAAACCATCAGCGACGTTACTCGGTACACTTTTGAATTCGACGTAATTATTAACAATATCGTGGCGTATTGCTTTTGGCTCTCGGCGATATTCTTCCAATGTTTTATCCGCGTATTCAAAAGTTTTTTGAGTCGGTTTTTCTACTACCACAGCGGCTTCATTTTTCGGTATTGGCTGTGATTTTTCTGTTGGATAGAGGGTTGAACCTATAAAACTTAATGCCAAGCAAGCACCAAGGTAAATTGCACTGGAGCGTTTACGGTTAGGCATGCGTACTATTGAAGGCTTAACAAGACCAACAATAAAAGCGACAAAGAAACCCAGAGCCAAAAAAGCTATTACATTATCCATGATTATCCTTTATTCAATTCCCATATAAAACAACCCCACGCCATCAAGCATGAGGTTTAATCTTGTAGCAACTAACGCCAACTGACATCTTCCCATACTTCTTGGAGGATGTTATCCAAGGCATCACGGTCTGAATCTTCATCAAAGCCCTTTAACTCCACTCCTGTCATAAAACCTTTTTTGACGGTGACACGTGTTAACGGGAAAACAGACTGAATTCGCCTGGTCAATTCCCGTTGGAATGCATCAATGACAGGTTGCTCAATTTCTTGCTCTTTATTCAGAGTGATGTTTACTCTTACTTCGCCTTTTCTTTTTAATTGTTCTTCAACAGGCGAAGCGGAGAACACAACAGAAAATGAATCATTTTTCATTAAATTCCCTTTCGCTATCTCAGCAATTAGGTCTAATGCAATTTCACGATCCCTTTCCTGACAAACACCTTCAGTTGTCAAACGGGCAATCAATTCCACACGCTCTAACATGACGTTGCTTTTAAGTTCACCATCAATCACAAAACCTCCTTTTGCACCCTAGGTGCCATTCAACAGCCAACGTTATCGGGACCCAGAATCCCACGGCGCAAAGCCATCACGGCTTGCATAACCCACGGTAGCAAACTTCATTGGTTTGTTAAGGGGGTAGAAAACATCAAATTCCAAAAAACTTTCTGCTACCTCATTTTGAGCAAGCAATTAACTGTACATATAAACAGTATTATTTCGTTTTGCAAAGTATGCACAAAAACTATGTATCTATGCAAGGCTATTTATATGGCTGATTTAAATAATCTTTTAAGTCACATTAGATCAAAAATTGATCGTTATTTCTAACAAAGGCCTGTTGGCAAAAATGTCGAGCATAACCAGTTGAATAGCGGAGCATCGTCACTTTATGTCACTTGGCGTCACACTTAACTGTCGATATAAACAGGACCTAAACGAAAGCCCACTCTAAAAGTAGGTTGAAAATTTGTTGCCGTCCTGTGCTCGCTAATTAATCACTTTCAGTGATCAATGCGATTGTATCGATCGGTAAAATCGATCATGTAATCTATAAAAAAGCCGCTGGTGAGGCGGCGTTGATGAAGTTGATTTGGGTTAGCATCCGATAGCTTTGTTGTGTACCTCGTAATGCTGTACGCCGAGCGCCTCCAGAAACAGCGCCAACTGGTTAAAATCAGTCCATGCTCTAATCTGGCATTTACCGCGTGCGGCCTCTATGAACACTGGCGCACCAGTGGCGCACATTCCCATTATCTGCCAGCGATTAATTTCATGGTTGCGGAGCACTACTACCCGTTTAAAAACACCAACCTCAAACCATGTTTTCCAGTCACGCTTTTTGCGCATCGTGAATTTCATAACGACAAATCACCCTATTTGTTATGCTCGTTTACATGTATTTGTAGTTTCACCATGATGGCGCTTATTGTTCTGCAACAAATCGCAGAATGCCGCGAATATGGCTGCTACTTAACTCACCATTTGTTTCTGGTGCAGCAATACCAGCATTAGCCAAAGCCCGACGAATCAGTACAAAATCCATAATCACCGGCGCTGGCCGTGCGGAAGCGTATAGCGGCCCCGGTGCCACATCGAAACGACGCCAGCGAATATCACATGTGCGCTCCTCGCCTGGCTTGTTCCACGCGACAACATCAGCAACAGGCTCGCGGCTGGCCTCCCTGTATGCCAGTAGCTCGCTGGCCATTGCTTTCACTACTTCTGGCGGCGCATAACGGTCGTTTAAATCGTCCCAGATGGCGCACATTTTGGAGCTGTTATCTCTGTGCACTTCATCATTCTCACCGGCAAGCGCTGAAATAACTTCTTCAGCGGCCAGGACAATAGCATTCAGGTCTGCATTGCTCAGTTTGTTCAACGTCATAAAGTCACCGTTATATCGAGTTGGTTTCAGTTTCAACGGCATCAGTACCACTGCCGCCACTTGTCATCTTCCTGCAAACGCTGGTTTTTATAGAAAAGCCGCATACCAGCACCTGACGGGATGCTGCCACCCCGCAGAAGTAAATCTGTCTCTGACTCATCGCCTTTAAAGCCTCTTATTCGCAGTTCTGCCTCAAGCTGGCCCCGCTGATGGTCAGTAATTTCCTGCTTATATCCCTGTCTCCGTTTCGGCCTGACCGTTTTCAGTCTGGCATTCAGCGCCCGCAGGTCTTTTTTGCTCATATTCTGGAAGTCTGGCGGCGTTTCCGGCTCATGTTCACCAGGCAAAACACCCTCTAAATGGTTTATTTTTTCAACAAGGGGACAGTTATTGCCACGAGTCCAAGGGGCGACGGGGTCGCCCTGGTCGGCTGTCGCCTCCTGAACGTCAACGGCCTTACGGACCTTTTTCCACTTCACCGCATGCGTGCAGACCCGTCCCGCGGTTAATGGGGACCAGATACCATAAATACGGATCCCGTGGTCACCATAGGTGCCTGGCTCGTCATTGAGTTCATACGCGGTCCGGATCAGATGGAGTTTGCGTGGAACCAATACCCCGCCTTGCTTCGTGATATAGGAAGCAAAACAACCGGCATCAGCTGCGGCCAGAACGGCATCAAGGCGTGAATCTTCCAGCACCTGAGCACAGGCTTTCTTATCGCTGCTTGCTCTTGCCGCCTGACTGGCCAGTAAACGTAGCTCGCGATAAGCCTGACGGCCTGGAATACCAAAGAAACGGAACTGCTGAACACGGTGGAGTGATGCCCAGGCGTTTACATGCTCGGCACTATCCCGTAAAGATTTGCCCGTTTCCTTGCTGACTTCATTACTCAGGCCACGCCCGTCGATGTTTTTACTGATGTATTTAGCGATGTAGCTGGTCGGTGTGCCTTTGCGTGGGTTAATCAGTTCAGATTTAAAGCGCGGGCCAGTGTTATTACCCAGTTCGGCGCGGTCTTCTCGGATAGCAAATTTACGCAGCAGCGCAGTAATTTTTCGACGGTCTTTTTTGCGCATAAAACACAACAGGTGCCAGTGCACCGTACCGTCATGATGAGGTTCAGCGACACGCATGCCATACCAGCGCAAACCCGCTTTGTGCATAGCTTTGCGGAAAGCAGCAAACATTCCGACGAGATAATCACTGCTCTGACGGACCGTTTCATGGGTCCATTTTGGATTTGGCCTGCCGTTGTTCAGAGTGGAATGGAAACGTGACGGAGTGGTGATGGTATAAAACACGGCACAGTCACCGCGCATTTCAGCAATCAGTTCAAGCCCTTTCAGGCACGCCATCATTTCATTACGACGGTGTGCAGGATTGCTGTTACTGGAATTCACCACATCTTCCATGTCGAGTGTGTCGCCGTTCTCATTAACCAGCTCATGGGAACGGAAGAACTCCAGTGATTTTCTGCGCTGTTCGCGCTTGTGGATCACCGCTTCATAACTGACATAAGGGGATGATTTTTTGCTGACAAGACACACAGCGCGTAATTGTTCTTCGCGCCATTCGCAGCGAATCTGCCACATTTTGCGGAACCACCAGTCAGCACAACGCATCCGCGCCAGCGAGCCGGGGATAAGGTCATAAGGCACAGGTTTGCGGCGGTTTTTCTTTCTGACCAGTCGGTCAAAGGCTGGCGGGATAACATCCAGACGCATGGCCTCAGATGCCACTCGTTCCCATATGCGGCGAATTTCCTCTGGTGAAACGTCATCACTCACCAGCATTGTGGTGCAGGCTTCATCCAGGCAAATATCAATATGAGTAGCAATTATTGTGGAAAGTCGCTTCACCTGGTCCTGATTCATGCCCGGCAATTCAAGCAGACCATCAAGACCGTCACGGCTGGCCATAAAGCGATATGAAACCGACATCTGGCTTTCACGCATGTGTGCCAGGCGCTCAAGACATGGTCTGATAGTTTCACGTAAATAACGGGAATAGGCTTTCGGCCTGTCCAGACCACGGAAGTAATCAATCCGCTGCAATAGCGGCTTACTGATATATGAAGGTTCAGCGCGAACATTATCAACAATAGCCGAATCAGGATTGGTGCGGTGTCGCTCATGAGCTGATTCAGCAAGGGATAAATAGTATTCGTTGCTGAAATATCGGTTCCAAATATCATCACTCGAAATCGCACGGCGAGGAGCCATGTTTTGCCTGTCGGTTTCATAAAGAGTGATCAGATTTGAAAGCGGAGATTCGCGCGGTTCTGCTGGTTCGTCAAAGCGTGGGTTCAGCGCCTTTTTTGGTGCATTCCATGCAAAAGCCTCGGCGGCCTCATCAGAGCCGCCGTGGTTATTTGCATTTATATCAAACTTATCGACAATCACCGCTGCGCCTCAAATGCTGCGGTGCATTGTTGGCCCACTCGCTCAATCTCAGCGGCCATAGCGTCCAGAGAGTAAATTACTGAATGCTCGACGTGGTGACGTATGAGGCCGGAAATAAGCTGATTGAGCTTTGGGTAATAACCGATTACGTCCAAATGCTCGATACCCTCACGGCTTCCGGCTTTACCAACCTTTTTCTCATTCAGGATGAATTGATACTTGTCACTGGTTATTACATATTTGTCACCGACTTCAATGCGAACACTCACACTGCACCTCCGTTATAGTGCTTGCCTTTCAGCTCAGTGATGTCCTGACAGGTGACGCAACATTGCACGCCCGGAATTGCACGACGCCGAGCAGGAGGAATGGGGGCGTCGCAATCTGCACATAGCACACGAGAGACGAGAATGGTTTTATTGCGGGCATTATTGACGTGACGCTGGCGTTCTTCTTCCACGCGCATCTGTACCTGGTCCATTGAATCAGCCATTAGTGCAGCTCCTGAGATTCGTTTTCGTAGCGAGCAGCTTCACGGCGCAGAAGTTCAGCGGCTTCAATACCGCTCATCCCTTCATTCAGAACGTGAACGGCCAGTGACTCCATCAGGATTGAAGCGTCCATTGCCCGGTCTTTGCGTTCTTCAACCTTTGCTTTGTTCAGCAATGAAATCAGTTCTGTTTGGTTAATTTCAAAATTGCGCTTTTCGATATTTCGCATTTGTCTTTCTCCTGAATTTGGGCAAAAGAATGCCCGGCGAGTTGACGCCATTTAATTTCGGGTTAATTACTCAGATATGGCCCGCAATAAGCGGGCCGGTGATGTCAGGACTTTTTAAACATTGGCATTGCCACTGCAATGACTCCGGCAACCAGAACGCCATCGGCCAGCATCGACATCAGGCGGCCAGTAAAGTCCACAGCGACGACCAGAAACAGCAGGACGCCAATTGCCAGCCAGCGCATTTTGTCCATCAGAGATACTGGTCCAGTGGCAACTGCAATGCCTGGGCGATTTTCTTAAGCGCTGCTTCTTCTTCAGCGCCAATACCGTCGTTATCTGCAATATCAATACACAGACACAACACATCAACTGCGTCAGGTGTTCCAGCAACATCAGCCAGTTCACGGATGGCCTGAGCGTTAGCGCTACGTGGCGATGCTTCATAACGGGCGCGGATGTTACTGCTCATCTGCGCAATTTCACCGGCGAACGGTGCAAATGCTGGTAGCGCGGAAATGGTCTTTTCCAGTACCGCAATTTCTTTAGCGTCACAGGTACCATCAGCATAAGAAATTGAGTAAGCGCCCCAGACAGTGGCCTCAACTGCATCACGGTTTTCCATCTTCTTCACTTCCTGCACTGCTTTGCGTGCTTTCTTACCAAATCCCAAAAATCCCATTTTCATTTCCTTAGTGGTGGTTAATTAATTGCCTTCACAATGCTCACCGCAATGAGCATTAGGCTGGCGTAACTAATAACGGCACGGCTAATTGCTTCGGAAGTACACCCACAAGTCCCTTGAAAATATTCATTGCTTTGATTAATTCCTTCACTTCACTATCTGTCAGCTCATTCACCGTCATGTTGTGACGCTCTGCTTTTATTCCGGCTGTAAAAAACAACGCTGCTAATGCGCGTATATTCTGTGCATGATTAATATCTCTCGGATTACGCATATCAGAAAAAAAACGCTCGATATCTGGCCTAATATCCTTCCTAAATACCTTTGCTCTTAATTCCGCTATATGGTTCATACCGTGGACACGTTCACCTGGACTTAATGGAACAGCTGCCGCAGCACCTTCAATGGCCATAAGGTCCTCCGTTTCTTGCGGGACAATCCACTAAGCAATTGGCTTTGTGAATTGCATGGATGCCAGCGCTTACCATCTTCCCCAATAACCCAGCCGTGACCGAAATGCATAGACGGGCTTTGCTTAACCAGCAGTGATGCAAATGAAGGTTCATTTTTCAACATGGGAACCTCAGAGCAAGCCGAACGTAGCGCCGATACCTGTCATGGTATCTACGGCACTGGTCATGGCTGGGTTGGTTTTCAAACGCGCATCAACAGACAAAGCAGCAAGAGCAAGGAAACGCATTCCCTTGTTGACACTATCAACAAAGGTGAGCTTGTGTTTTTTTGTCATACGCTCTTTTACTATGGATCCTGAAGCTACGTTTCCTACAGAAGCCATTGCTGCAAGTACGTAGTCTTGCAACTTTTCACTAGCCAGTTCATTAATCGGAATAACCGGTAGGCAATTCATCTGAGCATTGAAGCCATCCATCAGCGTTGCATCTTCCGTCAGGTCAGTGAGCATCCAGATTTCACGGGGCGTTAACTGGTGCGGCTGCTCCGGGTTGAGTTTGTTGTAAAGCGTGTGCGGTTTAATGCCCGCCTTTACTGCCAGCTCTTTAACGTTATGAGTTGCTGCAAATTTGCTGCATGCATCATCAAAGTGTGAATGTGACGAAATGCGAAAATCTAACATGCTGCATCCTTAAAATTCACATAAAGTGAATTACGCGCCGATGATAATTTGAAATCGGGAATGACCCAATGCAAGACGCATTTGATTTTCTTTATAGCGGACGTAAAGGACGCGGATTTGTCCCCCTGCTCTTTTGCATCCTTTACGGATTACACGAGGCTCAATTGGTAAGCGCGGGTTATCTCCGGTACTCCAACGGCGAGCTGTGCGGTAAGAAACACCTTCAAGCTCGGCAAATTGTTGCAGAGTGATGATCGGTGCAGGCAGTTTGATGATTGCGATTTCAGAAGCCATGTTGCATGATTCCCTATTTGCCAAAGATTGCAATCAATGGGCCACCGTTTACCAAAGCAAGGCCATTGAGTGCGTAGGTTTAGTCGAAATATATCTCCCATTTGAGAGATAGTAAATAGGTTTTATCGAAATGAGGATTGATTCTTTAGGCTGGAGCAATGTAGATGTCTTAGACCGAATCTGTGAAGCATATGGGTTTTCTCAGAAAACTCAGTTAGCTAACCACTTCGACATAGCATCAAGTTCGCTTTCTAACAGGTATACCCGTGGCGCTATTTCCTATGACTTCGCCGCACATTGCGCCCTCGAAACTGGGGCTAGTCTTCGATGGCTTTTAACCGGTGATGGGCAAGCGTTCGAAGATAAAACGCCATCATCAGAAAACAAAAAGATTGAAAGTTTCACTTTGAGTGAAGAAAAACTCATTAGTGAAGGTTCATTGAGTATCGACGGTCAATTTTTCGCAAAACCGTTATCAGATGGAATCGCCGTTCGTACAGAAGGAAAGCTGCATTTTATCGACAAATCAGCTTCACTTTCTGACGGCCTGTGGCTGGTAGATATTGAAGGGTCGATTAGCATTCGCGAATTAACGAAGCTACCAGGCAGAAAATTACATGTTGCGGGCGGTAAAGTACCTTTTGAATGTGGACTTGATGATATCCAGATGCTAGGTCGAGTTGCGGGTGTTTACAGCGAGGTGAACTGATGACCATCCGTAAAAACCCAACAGGCGGGTGGATATGCGAGCTGTACCCGAATGGTGCAAAAGGAAATCGCATCAGAAAGAAATTCGCAACCAAGGGCGAGGCGCTAGCATTTGAGCAGTACACAGTACAAAACCCATGGCAGGAAGAAAAAGAAGACCGGCGCACTTTAAAATTTCTGGTTGACGCATGGTATAGCGCTCATGGCGTCACCTTAAAAGATGGTCTTAAACGTCAACTGGCTATGCATCATGCTTTTGAATGTATGGGTGAACCGCTCGCACGTGATTTCGATGCGCAAATGTTTTCCCGGTATAGAGAAAAGCGATTAAACGGTGAATACGCTCGTTCAAACAGAGTAAAAAAGGTATCACCAAGAACATTGAATCTTGAACTGGCCTATTTTCGCGCGGTCTTCAATGAACTTAACCGCCTCGGTGAATGGAAAGGTGAAAATCCTCTTAAAAATATGCGACCTTTCCGCACCGAAGAAATGGAAATGGCCTGGCTTCCTCATGATCAGATTGAATTGTTGCTAGCAGAGTGCAAACGCCATGACCATCCAGATTTAGAAACAGTGGTAAGAATATGCCTCGCTACTGGTGCTCGCTGGTCTGAGGCCGAAGAGCTAAAGAGAAGTCAGCTAACCGAATATAAAATCACTTACACAAAAACAAAGGGGCGAAAAAATCGCACCGTCCCTATTAGCAATGAGCTTTTTGATAGTCTTCCTGTTGAGAAAAAAGGACGGCTTTTCTGTGAGTGTTATGGTGCGTTTCGTTCGGCTTTAAAAAGAACTGGAATAGAGTTACCCGCCGGTCAGTTATCCCACGTTTTACGGCATACTTTCGGTGCTCACTTTATGATGAATGGCGGAAACATACTTGTTTTACAACGGGTGCTAGGCCACACAGATATAAAAATGACTATGCGATACGCGCACTTCGCTCCTGACCATCTTGAACAAGCCGTAAAACTTAACCCACTGGCGATAAGTGGCGATAAAATGGCGGTGCAAATGGCTCACAATGGCCCTTAGTTGGTCATTAATGTCCCTTTATGTGCATGATTTTAAAGGCAAGTTATTGATTTTCGGTTGTTCTTCTAGGAACTCATAATCGCTTGGTCGCTGGTTCAAGTCCAGCAGGGGCCACCAAATAAAACAAGGAGTTAGATGAGAAATTGTCTGACTCCTTTTTCGTTTTATACGAATCGGGTCAGGTAATGGGTCAGGTAAGGAATTGCCTCACTGCCCTCTTCATCTCGCTGCCAACATCCCCGGATAGTGCTTCGCCACGATATCATTCATCTTTTCTGTCAGATCGGACCGCTTAAAAGTGATGTGCGCTGTTCCCTTCTGGAAGTAACGGATACTAAAGTAATCATCTTCGTAAATATCCTTCGCCGGGTTGTCCCGAATATGCTCCATCAAACGTATAGTGACATCGCCACGGTTGTCGGGGATCGGTTTACCATCGAGCAGAAACAACATTCTCTCTAGGTCCGCTAGTTGATCCCGTCGCCAACCCCAGTTCAAACTAAATCCCCAGCGATTGTGACTCACCAGATTGTTGATGATGATCTTCTTACTGAAGCTACAAGGACTATTGGTTTTGTAATCCCATGACAGTCCTTTGAAGACATTAATAATGCCACGCTCAAAGACATCCATTTTTTTAAGATGCAATTGCTCAAAAGTACTGAGTATATTGGCTTCGCTGATGACAGGAATATT